CAGGACGCAGCCGGCACCGAGCAGGTGTCGTCCACCACCGTCTACTGCCCACCGGACACCGTCTGCCCGCCCGGATCCCGGGTCACCTGGGCTGGGCGCACGTCGCGGGTGCTGGCCCGCTCCGACCCATCCGCGCACGGCCTGGACCTGCCGGAGCACGTCGAGCTGAACCTGGAGTAGCCGATGGCCGACGACTTCCGGCTGGAATGGGACGGAGACAGGGTGCTCGCCGCACTATCCGACGCCAGCATGGACGGCCTCCTGGTCGCCGGCGAACACCTGCTCCAGGAGTCCTCAACCCTCGTGCCGCACGAGGAGGGCGACCTGGAGCGCTCCGGCGAGGTCACCACCGACCCCGGCTCCGGCACCGCCGCCGTTTCCTACGACAGGCCATACGCCGTCCGGCAGCACGAGGATATGACGTTGCGGCACGACGACGGCCGCCAAGCCAAGTACCTGGAGCAGCCGATGACAACGGAGCGGGACGTGATGCTCGCCCTCATCGCGCAGGCTGCCGGAAAGCCACTGAAGGGATGACATGGCACTCGGTGACGGCTGGACCTCCCAACTCCTGACCGGCATCGCCGAGCTACTCCACACTGGTGACGCCGGAACCTGGCGCACAACCGGCGCCTACCAGGACGGTGAGACAGCCATCGTCATCCGCGCCATCCCGCAGCAGCCAGACCGGCTGATCACCCTCACCGCCTACCCACTCGGCGACGACCTGCCCGGCATGGCCGACCACACGGTGGGAGTGCAGGTCCGGTGTCGGGGACTACCCGATGACCCGCGCAGCCTCGAAGACATCGCCGACGCCGTCTTCGAGCTGCTCGACAGCCTCGGCCGGACCACCCTCGGCACGGTGCAGATCGTGGATGTAACCCGCCGCAACCACACCTCCCTCGGCCAGGACACCAACCACCGGTGGGAGTCGTCCAGCAACTACTACGTCGAGGCCATGCGCCCGACAGCCAACCGCACCGACTGAGAGGCAGGGCTGCGTCATGGCGACCACCCCGACCACCCGGGTCACCGAGCTGGCCCGCACGCACCGACTCGACATCGACACCGCCACCTACCCGACTGTCGCGTACCAGCAGCTCATGGGCATCGAGGAGGCCAAGCTCCTGGAAGAGCTGCGCACCGAGGACGACGAGGTCTACGACGACACCGGGGCGATGCGGGAGGAGGTCACGGGCTACAACTGGCGGATCGAGGTCAAGCTCGCCTGGTCGACCAACCTCGCCGGAACCGCTGTCGATACTGTGCAGGCTTTCCTTCGCAGCCAGTTCAAAGCCCTCCGGACGTCCAGCGCCGGCAACGCCGAGTTCGGCGTTCGCTGGTACCACCGCGACGGCCTTGACGACGGCAACTCCCACGAGGGCCGCGTCTACGTCAAATCGTGGGCACCCAGCGGCGGCAAGGGCCGGGAAACGATCGACATCGTGCTCCAGGGACAGGGCCAGATCACCGACATCACCAACCCCGCCGGCAGCCTAATCCCGACGGTCACCAGCATCTTCCCGACCTCCGGCTCAACGGCCGGATCCGACCAGGTCGTAGACATCCACGGCCAGCACTACCGGCCCAACGGCCTCACCGACGTGACAGCAGTCGACTTCGGCGCTAACCCGGCTGTCGGCTACACGGTCGTCTCCGACAGCCACATCGTGGCGATCCCGCCCGCCGGCCTCGCCGGCACCGTCCAAGTCCAGGTCACCACCACAGCCGGGACCAACACGGACACGCCCACCGACGACTACACCTACGCCTGATGGGCACCCGCCTCCACGACCTCGACGCCTACTGGTCGCCAGGGCTCACGCTGACAGTCAAAGGCCACGAGTACACGCTGCCGCTGCCCTCCGCCGAGCTGGGCCTGTGGTGCCGCCGCCTGGCCGAGGTCACCGGAGAGGTACACAACGCCAGCAGCGAGCAGGAGATACAGGCCGCCATCGCCCGCATCGAGGCCCTACCGCAGCTGCCCGGCGACCTCAGCCTTCCAGAGCGGGTCCTCGGCGAGGTCTACCAGCAGATGGCCGCCGAACAAATTCCCGACCCGTACATCCAGTTCTGCGGGCAGACCGGCTACATCTGGATCATCGGCGGCGAAGACGCCGCCGAACGATACTGGACCTCCGGGGGCCGCCCGGAAGCCCAACGCCCGACGAACCGGAAGGAACGTCGGGCGCAGAACCGGGCCCGGACTGGCGGGAACCGTACGGCCGAGGCCGACGCGACAGCTCGACCGGCCTCTACGAGTGGTACGACATCCCCGCCGACACCCGGGCGCAAGAGCAGGGGGCGCCGGAAGGCGGGGTGACCTGGAGTGCCCTACTCGCACAGTGGGCACTCATCGAGGCCGACCTACACGACGTGTACGGCATCGACGTTGAGGACCGGACCCTGATGCAGACCCGGTCCTGGCGATGGCTCCAAACACGCATCGGCGGCCTACTCGCCGCCGACACCCGCACCTACCGAGCCCTCGCACCCGAGCCCGAACTCCCCGAGGTGCCTGGTCGGTAGGTTAGTAGGTCGGGCAGATGTAGGTACGCACCGCGGCAAGGATCTTCTCGGCCTTCGCCTCGCCGAACCCCTCCGGGTAATCGGGTGCGGTAAACCGTCGGTTCGTCGACTCGACAAGTCCAGAATGATCGTCCGGCCGATTCTTCACGCTGTCGCACTGGCTGCGACCTCGGCTAATCAAAGCCCTCTCGTCCTTGGTTCCGACAATCGCAGGGTCGATCTCCTTGAGAGCGGCGATGTACGCATCCCAGCTTTCCTTGTCGGGCATAGGAAGACCTGTGGCGTTGACGGCGGGGGGAGCCGATGCGGGGCAGGTTCGGTCCTGGTTCATCTGGACATCGAACTGCCCATCGTCCAGACCGGTTCGGGCCTCGCCGAGCGTGCCGATCCCGAACCGGACGTTGGCCAGCCGGTTGTCGGACATCGCGCTGCCACCGGTGGAGCAGTTGATGGACACGTGGTAGCTGGTTTCCCTGGTTTGCTTACTCCGCAGATCGGCGCCGATGGCCTCTACCTGGTCGGGGGTAAGCACCTGATCCACCTCGACGACAATGTCCCCACCCTCCTGGCTGACCGCAGTGTAGGCGGGAAGGTTCTCGAGTTCGGTGTCGTCGTCGCTGAACAACAGGCCGCCAATCAGGCCGGCGAACAGCACGAGCGTCAGCGCCCCGGCGACGGCACTGAGTACGACGACGGCTGTCGACGGTTTCCGCTTGTGACTCATCTTCAACCTTCCGTAGCTCGCTGGTGACGCGAGCACCGTACACAAGGCACACGCCGTTGGAGGTGACCGACATGGCATTGAAGCTCGGCGAGTTGGTTGCCTATCTCAAGGCAGACGACACGCACCTTGCCAAGGGCATGCAGGCCGCCGAGGGCAAGATGCGGCGGCTCGGTGACCGAGCCAAGCAGTACGGTCCCGTCCTGGGTGCCTCGCTCGCCGCTGGCCTCGGCGCCGGCCTGCTCGGGGGCCTGCAACTGGACGCCGCCCGGACGAAGCTGACCGCCCAGATCGGTGACCCGGCGCTGGCCGCGCGCATCGGTGAGGCCGCCGGGGCGGCCTATGGACGCGGGTTCGGCGACACCGCTACTGCGGCGATGGACGCCGCCCGCGCAGTCATGGCCTCCGGCCTGCTGCCAAAGGACGCCGACGCACAGGTCATCGAGGACATCACTGTCAAAACACAGGCCCTGGCCACCACCTACAGCCAAGACGTCACACAGGCCGCCCGAGCCGCGGGGCAGATGGTCAAGACCGGGCTGGCGGCGAGCGCCCTCGATGCCCTGGACATGCTCGCCCGCGGCTTCGCTGGCACGCAGGATCTCTCCGACGACTTGCTAGACACGATCACCGAGTACGGCACCCAGTTCCGGGCGGTGGGCCTGCATGGTGCCGCCGCGCTCGGCCTCATCCAGCAAGGGCTGCAGGCCGGTGCTCGTGACGCCGACGTGGTCGCCGACACGATCAAAGAGATCAATGACCGGGTTATGCAGGGTGACGCCGCCGCAGGGCTCACGGCACTGGGATTGAACGCCGAGAAAATGTCCAAGGACTTCGCCGCCGGTGGGGAACGTGCCTCGAGTGCGTTGGACACCATCCTTGACCGACTGCGGGAGGTGAAGGACCCGGCGAAACGCGCGGAGATCGCAGCGGAGGTCGCCGGCGAAAAGTTCGTCGACATGCAAGACGCGCTGTTCGCGCTCGACCCGTCATCGGCCACGTCGGCCCTCGGCGAGTTCGCGGGGGCCAGCGATAAGGCCGGTAAGGCACTTGAGGACTCCACCGTTCAGCGGCTGCTGTCGTTCAAGCGCACGGTCCTGACCACGTTTGGTGACATGCTGGGTTGGCTGTCTCAAAACAGTGACTGGGTGGTGCCGCTGGCGACCGGGCTGGGAATTCTCGCCGGGGCGATCGGCACGATCATCGTTGTCACCAAGGCGTGGGTGGCGGTGCAGACGGCCCTCAACGTGGTGATGGCTCTCAGTCCAATCGGGTGGATCGTGCTGGGCATTATCGCCCTCGTTGCTGCGATCGTGTGGATTGCGACGAAAACGACGTGGTTTCAGGATCTATGGCAGGCCGCGTGGGGTGGCATCAAGACGGCAGTCGAATGGGTGCTGAACTGGATCGTTGGCGGTTGGGAATGGGCGATAGGGATGCTCGTTGCGGGGGCGCGGACGTGGTGGTCGTTGTTTTCGGGGACCTGGCGCAAGGTCGGTGAGTTGGGGCGTGCTGTCTTCGACTGGATTGTCGATAAGGGCTCGGCTTGGCTGCGTTGGGTGGCCGGGCTTCCCGGGCGGGTTGGACGGGCGACGCGGGGCCTTTTCGATGGGCTCAAGGCCGCCTTCAGGTCCGCCCTGAATTGGATTATCGGCAAATGGAACCGGCTGTCCTTCCGCATTCCGGGGGTCAGCGTTCCGGGTCTGGGCCAGGTGTGGGGTGGCGCGACCTTGTCTACCCCGAACATTCCGTACCTGGCGAAGGGCGGTACTGCTCTCGCGCCCGGTCTGGCCGTAGTCGGCGAACGCGGGCCCGAGCTGGCCTATCTCAACCGTGGGGCCACTATCCAGCCGCTTGGGGCCGGAGCGGCTCCGGCAGCATCCACCCGGCTGCTGCTCGCCGGGGAGTTCCGGGTCCGTGGCGGGGATCTCGTCCTGACGCTACGGGAGCAGGTCGCCGGGCGCGGCGGCAACGTGCAGCAGGTCATCGGATCCAACCAGTAGGAGGCGGGTATGGGCTGGGCTGACGGTGACCCGCTCGGCGTGCGGATCCGCGCCGCGTTCGGCGCTGACCTGACCGCCGACCCCGCCACCTGGTCATGGACAGACCTGACCGCCTACTGGCGGGCGTCGGATCCGATCGAGCTGGAGTGGGGGCGCCAGTCCAGCGCTACCCGGCCCGAGTCGTCGACATGCGCGCTGACGCTACGCAACAACGACGGCCGGTTCACCGCCGGGCATGCGGCGTCTCCGTACTGGCCGCACGTGCAAACGTGGACACCAATCAGTGTGGACATAGACCTCGGCGACGGGGCCGGATGGCGTAACCGTCACTCCGGCTACGTGCGGAACTGGTCGGTGACCTGGCCGGGCCGCTCCGGCAAACTCGCGGTGACACGCATCGAGTCGGTGGGCGATCTCGGACGGCTGGGCCGCGGATCCCCGCCGACCCGATCACCGATGCACCGGACAATACTCGCCGCCAGTGACGGACTGCTGGCCTACTGGCCGTGTGAGGACGAGGCCGACGCGACGGGGGCGGCATCCGGCATCCGCGGCATAGCGCCGATGCAAGCAGCCGGGAACGTGAAGTTCGCCGCCGGGGGCGTGGACATCACCGTCGGGGGCACCCAACGTTGGGGCACCAAACCCCTACCGCTACTGACCGACGGCGGCTCCCTGTCCGGTCGGGCGCCGGCCGGAACCAGCAGCCCTGTCGCCTGGACGCTGGAGGCGTTCTGGCAGACGGGCAACCCGGTGGGCGAGGTTGTCCTGCTGCGATGGACCACTCCCGCCGCCGGGGCGACGTTCACGCGCTGGGATTGGGTCGACGACTACAACGAGGTTTACGGCACCTATCTGGTGGCCTACACCGCGTCAGGGTCGCCGACCGTCGTCTGGAGTGTGCCGACACGGTACGTCGGGCCCTCCACTCTCAGGGTATCCGCCGTCCAGAACGGTGGGTCCATCGACG